AGGGGTGCGACTACCGCACGCTGGCCGACGAGCTCGGGATGAGCGAGGGTGCCGTGCGGGTGCGAGCGCATCGAGCGCTTGTGGCAGTGCGCTCGAGGCTAGACGATGCCGAGTGAGCTTAACGTTCCACAGCTGGTGGTCGTTCGGCGTTCGGCGAACTGTTCCTCGAAGCCACTGTAACAAAACGCCCTAGAAACCCGGAATATATATGGGAGGCACGAAAGAGCCCCGGCAGAAGGCCGGGGCTCAGTCATTGCAAGGGAGGTGAGCCATGCTGCTCGTCAAAGTCGTGCGCATCGACCCCGGTCAGCTCGAGCCCAGGCCGGTCGTCGCTACGGCTGACCAGCGGGTGGCGAAGCAGGTCCTGGCCCTCATCCGGGAATCGCTGCGCCGAGAGGAGGGTGACCATGAGTCCATGACAGAGTTCGACCGCCGTCAGATCGACGACTGACACGGTCGAGTGGTCGCACCACAGTGGCGGATCAGCTCGGCGTGAGCGAGAAAACGATTCGCCGGCGGGTTGCGAACGCTCTGCGCCTGCGTGAGCTGGCCAAGGCTGAGGACCGCACGCCAGCACAGCAGGCCAAGCGTCTACTCCGGCTTGCTCTGGCGACAATGGTGAATAAAACCAGATATAATGAGTCCGAGCCCGAGATCGGCGCAGAGCCGCCTGGTTGCTGATAGGCGGCTCTGTCTTTTGGAGGCGCGATGAGGATCAGCTGCACGCGGTGCGGGGCGACGCTTTGCGAATACAGTTCGCACACGATCGTTGTTCGTCATCGAAAGCGCCTGATCGTGACAACTGTCGATTGCGTGCAGGCATTGCAATGTTGGCGTTGTGGCGCGGTTTTTGACGGCGAGCGGGTGCGGCAATTGATTGCAAACATTGAGGTTGCAAATGGCGAGGCGAAGACGAAAGGCAAACCCACGAGTTGAACTGCGGCGCACGGAAATCGCCGAGTTGTTGGCCGAAGACCCCTGCATCCGCCTGCGCGAGATCGCAGAGCGGTTCGGTATCTCCATCTCCATGGCGCGCTACGACGTGAAGGCCATTCGGGAAGAGTGGGCGCAGCGCAGGCTCGCGGCGTATGAGTCGCGCTTGGTGGACGATTTCGTGAGGACCGACAAGGCGATCGCTGCCATCTGGCCGAGTGTCAAGGCGGGCAAGGGCTGGGCGATCGATCGGCTGTGTAGCCTCATTCAGACGCGAATCAAACTGTTGGGCTTGGATACCCTGAAGCACGAGATCGATATCGGCGATCTGCTCGCGCAGTACCTTGCCCGACGCGAGAGGGACGAGCATGGTAGCGCTGCTCAAAGACAAAACGCTTGACATCCTCACTGAGGCCGTCCGCGATGCGTGGGACCCGCTCACGTTCTGCCGACGCTGGCTCGGATGGGAGCCTCACGAGGGGCAACGTCGTTGGCTCACTGCCCCGTGGCGCGCGACCCACGTGCTCGTCACGGGCCGCCGCTGGGGGAAAAGCGAGGTCGCAGCGGTACAGGCGCTCTGGTACGCGCTCGCGCACTCGCGGACGAGGCAAGGGATCGTGTCGGTCACCCTCGACCAGGCCCGTCTTTCGTTCGACATCGTGACCATGCTCGCCGAGGGCGAACCGCTCGTGCGGGCGCTCGTCCGCGACGTGCGGATGACCCCGTTCCCCACCGTCCGCTTCAAAACCGGTTCGGAGATCACGGTCAGGACAACCGCCCGCGAGGGCATTTACCTGCGCGGCCACAAATTTCATCGCGTGATCGTCGACGAGGCCGACTACCTACCGGAGAAGATCATCGATGAGGTCGTGCGCATGACGCTCGCCGACTACGCGGGCCAGCTCGTCCTGATCTCGACCCCGCGCGCGCGACGCGGGCTCGTTTACCGCGAGCTTATGCGCGGGCTCGCAGGCGACCCGCGTGTCTACGCACAGCAGGGGCCCACGTGGGAAAACCCAAACGTCGATCACGACTACATCCGTGCGCTCCGTGACCGCATGACCGAGTCTGCCTGGCGGCGCGAAGTCGAGGGCGAATACGTCGACGACGACGCGGTGGTGTTTCGCTGGGACGATATTCGCTTTGCCTACGAGCGTGCCGACTGGTCGCTACCCGAGCAGGCTGTCCCGGGTCGTCGCTACGTGCAGGGGGTCGACCTTGCGCGTGACGTGGACTGGACGGTGCACGTCGTGCTGGATACGACGACCCGTCCGTACCGGCTCGTGCACTACGAGCGCTATCAGCGCACGCCCTACCCTGTCGTCGCAGCACGCATACGAGAGATCCACGAGCGCTACGACTGCCACGAGACGCTCATCGACGCGACCGGGGTGGGTGCCGCCGTGCTTGACGAAGTCAGCGACGTCGCGCGTGGGCTCGTTCTCACGCAGCGCACGAAGCGCGACATCATCGTGCGACTGCAACTTGCGCTCGAGAAACGCGAGATCGCGTTCCCGTTCGTCCGCGAGTTGGTCGACGAGCTTGCTGCCTATACCTGGGACGACGAGAAACTGACGACGGACTCCGTGATGGCTCTCGCACTCGCGCTCGCAGCAGTCGGCCCTGAGAGAGGTATCGAGTTCGCACCGAGTCTCTGGGGGTAAGGCATGAGTCGAGGTTGCACGACGTCACGCGAGACGCTCGCGATGCTGTTCGCAGTGCTCGCCAACCGCGGGCGGAGCGTCGTCGCCTACTACGAGCGCGAGGACACGATCGGGCTCGTGCTCGCGACTGGTCACGTCGTCGAGGCCGAACGGCGTCGCGCGCTCGCAGACCCGCATCGTCTCGCCGACTGTCTCGCAGCCTACCTCCCACGACGTGTGCCAGCGATCGACTACGACCCGATGAAAGTCCCCGAGGTCAGTCCGCGCACGGCAGAGTGGTGGCTGTTTCTGCGCTGGTGTCAGCGTGAGCGGAAACTGGAGGTGCGCTCATGACCATCACTCGTGACACGCTCGTGGTCGGAGTCCTCCCGCGCATCACTGCGCAGCGCTTCGAGGCGATTCTGCACGAGGCGCGGTCTCCTGCTGCGCAGGAGGCGCGCGCGTGCTGGCAAGCAGTGGCGAGCGAGGGTGCGGACCCCTTGTTCGCTCTTGCAGTGTTTCGTCACGAGTCGCGTTTCGGCACTGCTGGCATCGTCCCGGAGCACGATCTCAAGAACCCCGGGGCGACGCGCTCGAGCAGGACCGGCGTGGGCGAAGCAGTGAACGTGCCCGGGCGCGGGCAGTTCTGGCGCTACCCGTCGTGGGCGGAGGGCTTTCGCGACCTCGCTCGTCGTCTCGTCGATCCGAGCTTCACCTATCGCCAGCGCAAGGCGTGGTCGGTCGCAGACATCGTCCCGATCTGGGCGCCAGCGAGCGACGGGAACAACCCGGCAAGTTATATCGACGCGGTCGTGCAGTTCATGAACCGATACGCAGAGCCAGAGATTGCCGGCGTGGTCTATCGCATCTCCTGGATACCTGCTTCGAACGCGAATCGTCCTGCCTATCCGATGCGCCCGAGCTGGATCACTGTGCACGAGACCGCGAACGAGAACGCGGGCGCGAACGCCGAGATGCATCGTCGTTTCGTCCACAACGGGGGCGGGCAGGAGCGGGTCAGCTTTCACTACGTCGTGGACGATCGCGAGGTGATCCAGCTCTTGCCGCTCGTCGAGAACGGCTGGCATGCGGGTGACGGTGCAAACGGGACAGGAAATCGCGCTTCGATCGGGATCGAGCTCTGCGTCAATCGCGACGGCGACTGGGAGCGCACGCAGGAGCACGGTGCACGACTGATCGCAACGCTCTGTCGTGCGCTCGATATCTCGCTCGAGAAAGTGGTCCCGCATCGGCACTGGAGTGGCAAGCAGTGTCCACGACGGATCCTCGCGCAGGGGTTCGAGCAATATCGTGAGCGTGTACGGCGGTATCTCGCTGGAGGTGCAGTCATGAGCAGCGATGTCATCCGGCTCGGGCCACATGGGAAACGGGTCGGCCACGGGTTTCTTTCGCTCTGGCGTCAGCTCGAGCAGGCTGACCAGACGCTGCCACTCAGAGCCCTCGGCTGGCCGCTCACGGACGAGTTCGAGTACGAGGGGAACGTGTATCAGGTGTTCGAGCGGGTAGTCCTCAAATGGGCGCGGACCGAGCAACGCCCGTGGGACGTCCACGTCGCGCCATTGCACGAGGCGTGGTCAGTCCGTCTCGTCGCAGCACTGAGAGGACTCATGCCGGGAGGAGAGTAACGCATGGCGATCTGGCCGTATCCACCCCCGACCGATCTTGGGTTTGCTGAAGCGCTCGCCGCGCAAGAGATCGCGCACGCGGCGACGATCGCGCGACGCTGGGAGTACTATCTCGGCAAACACCCGCGGCAGCTGCGAGTGCGTCAAGGGCAACCCGATGACAATGTAATCGTCAACTTGTGCCGTGCAATCGTGGATAAAGGCGTGAGCTTTCTGTTCGGCAGTGATGTCGATTTCGAGCTTGTCGAGGGTGAGGCGACCGATGCTGAGGCTTGGCTCGACGCGTGCTGGGCTGCGAACAAAAAGCTGACGCTGCTCCAGAAACTTGCCCTGAGCGGCGCGATCGCAGGTCATGCGTTCGTGAAGATCGTCGTCGATCCCGCGCGCGCGTACCCGCGCCTCGTCGTGCTCGACCCTGCGACTGTCGTCGTGAACGTGGCGCACGACGACCACGAGCGGGTACTCGGATATCGCGTGCAGTTCCCGACCGTCGACCCCGAAACGGGACGCCCGGTCGTGCTTCGTCAGACGATCGTTCCTGATGGCACACGATGGGTGATCCGCGACGAGAAGGCGTATTCGGGCGATCGCTGGACCACCGTCTCGGAAACGGTTTGGCCCTACGAGTTCGCCCCGATCGTCGGTTGTCAGAACTTGCCTAATCCGCACGACTATTGGGGAGTGTCAGATCTAGAAGACGACGTGCTGCGCCTGAACGATGCAATCAATTTTTTGCTCTCAAATCTCGTCCGGATCGTCCGTTACCATGCGCATCCCAAAACATGGGGACGAGGATTCAGGGCAGATCAGCTCGATCTCTCGGTCGACGAGACGATCGTTCTCCCGTCGCCTGACGCCGAGCTCCGCAATCTCGAGATGCAGAGCGACCTCGGTTCATCGATTCAGCTGTATCTTCGTCTCCGCGAGGCGTTCCACGAGATCGTGCGCATACCCGAGGTCGCGACCGGGCGCGTCGAAGGAGTGGGGTCCCTCTCCGGTATCGCGCTGCAGATCCTGTATCAGCCGCTCATCGAGAAGACGGAGACCAAGCGACGGCTTTACGGTGATCTTCTCGTCGAGCTGAATCGCAGGTTGCTCGCGATCGCAGGGTTTGGCGACGATCTGATGACAACGCTGCACTGGCCTGAGCTCATTCCGGGCGACCCGGACGCCGAAGCGAAGACTTTGATTATGTGGCAGCAACTGGGAGTATCCCAGGACACCATTCTGCGACGGCTGGGTCTCGACCCTGAGCTCGAACGAGAAAAGCGCAATATGTCCACTGGTGAAGCTACTCTCCGTGCGCTCGACACGATCCTCGGTGAGGAGTGAGCATGAGCGTCGATCTCGACACGCTCGCACGGCGCTATGCTCGTGGAGTCCGCGAGCTGGACGTGAACGTGCTGCGCGCAGTCCTCGCGGCGTACCGGGAGACCGAGCAGGTCATCGTCGCGGAGTTTGAGCGACTCGACAACCAGGTACGCACGCTCCGCGAGCAGGGGATTGACGTCGACGTCGAGACGCTCATGGAACTCGACGAGTATCGGCGCCTCGTCGATGTCGTGCGCACCGCGATCACGCAGTACGCGAACACGGTCGATGCGATCGTGCAGGGCAATGCACCACAAGCACTGTCGCTCGCTGCGCAGCACGCCCGCGATGCCGGCATCGAGCTCGCGTTCCAGGCGCACCACCCTGAGGCGCTCATCGCCGCGACAGCCGCGCTCGACCCCGAGAGCCCGCTCCTCAATGTACTGCGCACACGTGCGAGCGAGGCATTTGCAGCAGACGAGGCTGAGCGCGCGGTCGCGAACGCACGACGAGCGCTCCTGACCGCAGTCGCGGCCGGCTGGCATCCGACGACGGCTGCGAAGCTGCTGCGCGAGGCGCTCGCGACATCGGCGTATCGTGCTCAGCGGATCGCGCGAACGGAGATCCTGCGCGCCTATCGTGCGGGAACGCTCGAGCTCTATCGCCAATCGAATGTCGTCAAGCGGTGGAGGTGGGTGGCATCCCTCTCACGCAGGACGTGCGGGGCGTGTCTGGCCATGCACGGGCGCGAGTTCGACGTCGAGCGCGCTGTCTACGATCACCCGAATGGCCGCTGTGTCGTCGTCCCGATTACGGATGCGACGACGGGTGAGCTGGCGCGCGACACGACGCCGGATGCATGGCGCTGGTTCTGGGAGCAGCCGTTCGAGGTGCGCGACGCGATGCTCGGGCCTGCACTCCACGAGGCGCTCAGGCGCGGGTTCGTTGCATACAATGCTCTCGCTGAGTTGCAACGGACACCCTTCGGGGTCAGCGTACGGGCCGTGCCGCTCAAACGCATGTGGGGATTGTCCGTGTCGGAGCTTCTTAAGCTTGCTCGCGAGCGAAACATGTTGCCACGTGAGCGCCGACTCCTGCTTGAGCGAGCGGACGCCATAGCCGGATACCTTGAGCGCGTGATCGGCATCGGCGTCATCCGTCGTCGGTCGGACCTCCACGGTCTCGGCTGGAATGGGGAGATCGTATGGCAGGACGGACCCTATATCGCGGCGTACGATCCGCGACGCCAAAGGATCCTCGTCTCGCCGCAGCGATTGCACGCCGACGAGCCCTACAGTGTGCACGTCCTCGTACACGAGCTCCTGCATGCAGCGTCGGCTACGGGACGACAGGGTTCTAGCATGGACGCCATGGCTCAGGAGGAGGCGTGGGCCGAAGCGTATGCGCACGTTGTCGTGCGTCGCCTCGTGCGTGACTCGCCGGCATTTCGATGGGTTGAGCTGGCTGAAATCGAGAGGCGTTGGGAGAGACATCCGTATCACCGGCTTACTGTTATCATGGAGCAAGCACGCGAGCTCGTGCGCAAAGAACCAGAAGAGTTCTATCGGCAACTTGCTCCTGTGCACGGATCGCTGCGCTGGGATACGATCGAGGGGTGGATCGCTGAGCGTTACCAGGGGCAAGCGCGCGAGCGACGAAAGCGGGAGTTGCGGAAGCTCAAGGATGCGCTCGAACTGGAGTTTACGATCGTTCGCTATCTTGGGGGCGAAGGATGAAAGAACGAGAACGCGTCGTCGAGCTGATCCGTCATGCGCTGGCGACACGACGTCGCGAGGCGATCGAGCGTGCGCTCGCTGCTGCACAGACGTATCTCGAGCAGAACACACAAGACTGGCAGGTCGCTGCAGCGTGCGAGCCGCTCTACATCGTGTCTGCGAGTCTTGACGATTCGCGCGTGAACTGATACGATCGACATTGTACAGCCCGATCTGCGCGACGGTGACCCGTCGCCGAGGCAGCCTGCACGGCCCCGGTGACGGGTCGTCGTTTTGGGGGGTCATGATGGTACGCGTGTCCGAGCGGCCGTGGAGCGACATCGACAAACCAGCGGACTACGAGGACGCGGTGGACTACTGCGAGGCCTGCCTGATCAACCTGAACGAGGGGCCACGTGACGAGTGGGTGAAGGGGCTATGCAAGCTGCCCGTGTACGAACCCCGAAAAATGGGAAGGGCGCTCAACCGAAACGCGGTGATCGCAGCGGCCGCGGCACTGGCCGGGGCCCGGGGCGGAGTGGACGCACCACCCGAGGAAAAGCGCCGTGCCGCTAGAAAGCTGCTGCAACTCTACCGGGAACTGGAGATGGAACCACCGGAATCGCTGAAAGGGATCGCAGGAGGGTGATCGATGGTCGAGCGCGAGGGCCTGGTGCCCGAAGCTGAGGCGACCCAGGAGGTCGCAAACGAGCAGCCTCAAGCCGCGGAGGCTGCGGCTCACGACGCCCAGGAGGCGGACGACGAGCGATTCGATGCGGTGTACGTGCGACGTCTGCGCGCAGAAGCTGCCGAGTATCGTCGCAAGCTACGCGAGCTCGAGCGCGAGCTCAAACAGCGCGACGAGGAGAAGCTGTCCGAGACAGAGCGGATGCGCCAACGGGTTTCGGAGCTCGAGCGAGAGCTTACGCAGCGAGAGCTGCTTATTCGCGAGCACACGCTGCGCTACGAGACGATGCTCCGTGCACGCGAGCTCGGGATCATCGATCCTGACGCGGCGTACCGCCTGCTCGATCTCGCTGAGGTCGAGTACGACGAGTCGGGGAGACCAGCGAATATCGAGCGACTGCTGCGCGAGCTCGTCCGCAGGCGGCCGTATTTGGTCGGCAACTCGGCTTCTGCGACGAACCCGAGTCGCACGACAATCTCGCTCGAGGAGGCTGTCAAGTCGGGTGACCTCGAGGCGATCAATCGCGCTTTCGAAGCAGCCCTGCGCGCGACACAGCAGACACGATGACGGAGGTGAATGATGGCTGGTCCGGGAACACCACTTTTGAGCGAACCGACGATCTGGAGTGCGCGACTCCTCGCGAATCTCGACAAGACCTACGTCTACGTCGCCGCGCTCACCAACCGAAACTACGAGGGTGAGGTCCGAGCAGGCGGCACGGTCAAGGCCTTTTGGGTCAGTGACGTAAACGTGTCCGACTACACCGGCGGCTGGTCGGACAGCGACTGGCAGCTGCTCTCGGACAACGAGGTCACGATCCAGATCGACCAGCAGAAGAAGATCCTCGTCAAGGTACCCGACGTCAGGGCGCAGTTTTCTATCCTGAATTTGATCGAGCAGGCGAGCCAGCGCATGGCGGTCGCGATCGGTGACGCGATCGACCAGTACGTCGCATCGAAGTTCAGCGAGATCGCGACGAGCAACCAGTACGGCACGGATGCGGCACCGATCACGGTCGGGCTCGGTGCAGGCGAGGTGCGACCGACCACCGCGCTCGTCCGCGTGCGCGAGATTCTCGTAAACGCACGCGCCCCGATGACGAACCCACGCGTGGTCGTGCCGACCTGGTTCGCCACGATGCTCCAACTCGAGCTGGGCGGCCGTGCCACGCAACTCGGCGACCAGACCGTGCAGCAGGGACTCGTGCGTCCTGGGTTCATCGGCACATTCGAGGGCATGCAGATCTACGTGTCGCCGAACGTGCCGAACACGGGCGGGCAGAAGTTCAAGGTCATTGCCGGCGACCCGATGATCACCTACGCCAGCGCGATCGAGAAGGTCGAGACGATGCGTCTCCAGAACGACTTCGCGACTGGCGTCAAGGCCCTCTACGTCTACGGGGCGAAATTGCCGCGAGGTCAGTATCTCGCACTGGGCACCTTCAACCCGGGCAGCTACGCGTGAGGTGAGTGATGCCCTGGTTCCGACACCCAGTCAGCGGACAGGTCTTTGAGGCAGAGGGCGTGTGGGCGGAACTCGCGCGAGCGAACGGGTGCGTCGAGATCGACGCACCCGTCCCGGAACCGCCCACGCAGGAGGTGCGCGATGCGGCCGACGATGCAGTATCTCGTGCGGGAAGTCCGACGTCTCATCGGCGACGACGGGCCCGCGAGTGAGCGCGTGTGGACTGACGATGAGCTCGAGCAGTTCCTCGACGCCTATCGCGCTGTCGTCGTGCGCGCATCACTCCTGCCCTCGTACCCTGTCCCGACGCGGTTCTGGCGATCGCGCTATCAGCACTGGGAGCAGGGTGCACGACTCACGATCGGCAGCGCCGATGTCAACGTGGTCGTCGAGGATTCGCTCTACGGCGAGTGGGAGCTCGACGAGGAGACGTTCGGCCCCGTGTACGCGACTGGTCGCACCTATGACGTCTACGCTGCCGCCGCAGACGCGCTCGAGGCGTGGGCGGCGCGCGGGAAACTCGCCTACGACGTCACAGTCGATGGGCAGACGTTGCGGCGCTCGCAGGTCGGCGACAGACTCCTCGCCCTCGCGCAGTCGTACCGGCGACGCGCGCGGCCAAGGCAGGCACAGGTTACGCGCAGTGACATCGAGGTGCAGGCATGATGCTCAGCGCACAGGAACTGCAGCTTATCGCACGTGATCTCCTGCGCCTGCTACCAGAACGCGCGACGGTCGAGCGTGCGAGCGAGACGACCGACCGGTTCGGTGTTGTGCAGCACACGTACACGACTGTCGCGGCCGACGTCCCATGTCGCGTCGCGCCAGTCGAGACGGGCTACGACCCTGCGCGCGAGCAGATGAAGGTACGCGGCGACGTCACGCTCGTCCTGCCACGCGATGTCGACGTGCGTGTGGGTGACATCGTTGCGCTCGGATCACGTCACTATCGCGTCGTCGAGATGAGTGAGCTCGGTACGGTCGGGTTTTTGCGACGAGTCGCAGCGGAGGCTGTACGATGAACGATCGTCACTGGTGGTCATTTGTGATCAGTACGATTACGGCAGCTAGCGCGCTACTTATGCGTATACCCATGGTCTTGCAAATACTGTTTGTGCTCATGTTTCTGGACTTGATACTCACAAGGTTTGTCGCAAGCAGCTGGCAAGAGCTTATGAAGCGTTTTACCAGAATGGTTGCCACGTGCGTGCTGCTAGCAGCACTCGGGGAAAGCGAACCAGTTCTTGGTTTTGCCGCCATGGAATACACGGCTGTGTTTTTCATCGTGAATGAGCTTATGGCGATTGCTGAAAAGGCTGCCCAACTGGGTGTACCTATACCGGAGCGCGTCAGACGCATGCTCGCTGCGCTGCGTGAGGAACGGAATGACCAGCCAGATCGTGCTAAAACTGAATCGAATACCGAAAATTCGCGCTGAGCTGGTGTCGGCTGTCTCGGTCATCATCGAGCGCGGTGCATACGCGATCGAGCGGCGCACGAAGGAGAACATGGCGCGACCCAAGAGCGGTCGTCAATATCGCCGAGGCTCGGTGGTTCACGTGGCGTCAGCGCCGGGCGAGTCGCCCGCGATCGACACGGGCACGCTCGCCAGCTCGATCAGGACGACTCGGCTCTCTGCGCTCAGATACGCCGTGCAAGCGAGCACGATCTATGCACGCATGCTGTACGAGGGCACGACTCGCATCGCACCCCGGCCGTATCTCGAGCCGGAGGCGCGCGAGCTCGTGCCGCATATCCGCGACGAGATCGCGCGAGCAGTACGGAGGACTGCGCGATGAGTGCGCTCGAGCTCTATGCCGACGTGCGCGGGGCACTGATGGGAGACACCGTGCTCGACGCGCTCGTGACGGGCATCTATGCCGACGCTGCTCCCGAAAGCGCAGCCTACCCGTTCGTCGTGATCGAGCTCGCGCAAGTGTCCGAAGTTCCGTTTCTGGGTAATGGGTCGCCGATCGAGCGCGTCGTGGTCGTCACGCGCGTCGTCGATACCGACCTCGAGCGTATGTCGCGAGTACGAGGGCGCATCGACGACGTCATGGCATCCCTCGCAAGCGGTGAGGCAGGGCAGATGATCGCAGTAAGGAAGATCAGTCAGCGCGTCGATGCACAGGTTGGGCGTGGGACGATCGAACGCATAGACACAGCCGAGCACGAGTTTCTGCTTGTGCCGGCATGAACGACACGAATAGGAGGTGAGGTGAACGATGAGCGCACCAGCGAGTGCACTGAGGATCACCCAGTTCGGCGTCGAGACGACAGCCGGTGTGCCAGTCGCGGCCAACAAAGTCTTCTCGCTTCTGTCGGTCTCGCCCGGGGAGGAACGCACGGGGTACGACACGGTGAGACAGCTCGGCACGCTCGTTCCCGTGGACGTGACGGGCGGGTACCGCTGGTTCAGCGGCGATCTCGAGGGGCCGATTTCGACGACCGATATGCTCTATGTACTGAGCGCCGCATTCGGTCAGGTAACGGGCACGCAGATCATGGACGGCTCGACGGGCACGGGTGCGTATCGCTATCAGTGGACAATTTCGGGAAACGCGGTGCCGAACCCGAAGACGCTTACGCTCGAGGTCGGGCAGCCTGGCGTCACGCGCGTGCAAGCAGCGGGTTGCCAGGTGACGGGACTCGAGATCTCGATCTCGACGGGTGAAGCGACGGTCTCGGGAACCGTAGTCGGGCGAACCATGACGGTCGATACGACGATGACAGGCAGCCCCACCCGACTCGCCCGTGCTGCGATCGACCCACGCTTTGTCTATGTGCGCACGGCGGCGACTGTCGCTGGTCTGGGCTCGGCGACGCCGCTCGGGCGGGCACGGGAAGTGTCTTTTTCGTTTGGCGAGCTCGTGCAAGCGGTCCCGTTTCTGGGCGCCGATGCCGTGACGCTCGTGCCGACGGCAGACGACACGGAGTTCTCTCTCACGCTTGCGGCTGATGCAGAGGGGCGAGCTCGGTTCGCGGAGTACGACGCAGGACAGCTCGTCTATGTGCGCGTGACGGCCCAGGGGCCAGTCATCTACTCAGCTGGCTCGACGACCGTGCGCCACGCACTGATCATCACCGTTCCCGTGCGATGGTCGGAGGCGAGCGAGCTTGCCGGTGATGACGAGGGGATCTGGACGTTCGAGTTGAGCGGCGCGATCGTCGAGGACGGCACACTGGGTGGGTTCGCGCAGATCGAACTCGTGACGACGCTCGCCACGCTCTGAAAGGGGGCTGTATGCCTATCGTTCTCGGTGAACTACCGCTTCGCGAAACGACGCTCGATTTCGGTGACGCAGGGACGCTCACGCTGCGCTATCGACCACCTGTCGGCGCAGACGTCGCTCGCGCGCTCGTCGTCGCGCAGAACCCAGACGAGCAACCAGCGCAAGCGTTCGACGTGCTCATCGACACGATTGTGAACCGTGTCGTCGAGTGGGACATCGTCGATGCGAGCGGGAACACACTTCCGATTTCGCGCGAGACGCTGATGCTTTTGCCGGTTGACTGGATTGTGCGCATTGCGAACGCGATTCAGGGAGAGGCGCGCGAGGGGGAATGAGTGCGTGCCGCGCGTGGGTGCTGTCAAAAGGGGCCCTCGGGCAACTCGCTCCGGAGTATGTCCTCATCCGCGCGGCACGATATCTCAACGTCGCACCCTGGGAGCTTGAGCGTGCGGATGGCAAATGGGTCCAGTGGGCACTGTTCTGCGAGCAGCTCGATCGCGAGCTAGAAGAACGAGCGATGAGGCGAGCACGCAAGAGGGCGCAGTGACATGCCGCTGAACGTCGCTGAGCTCCAGGTCACGATCGGGGCCGATGTCGCGGGGGCAGAAAAGGGCCTGCGCTCGGTCGAGGAGGGAGTCAAGCGCGTCTCGGGCATGGGTCGGCTCCTCGATGGCGTCTCGAGCGCGCTGCGCGGAGTCGTGCAGGGGTTCAGCCAGCTCGGTCTCGCTGCGATGGGTGTGCAGTCGCTCACGAATGCCCTTTCAGGGCTGACTCGTTCGCTCTTCGACACGAATGCCTCATATGAGATGGTGAGGGCCCAGCTTCAGGCATTCACGGGGAGTGGCGAGGAGGCGGCACGAATCTTTGCTGCCATCAAAGACGAGGCGGCTAAAACTCCCTTCGCATTCAGCGACATGGCGAAAGCCGCTGTCATGCTGATCCCGAGCGCGAAGGCCGCCGGCAAGGAACTCAGTGAATTGATCAAAACCGCCGAGGTTCTCGCTGCACTCAATCCTGAACAAGGGCTAGTCGGTGCAGCATTCGCGCTCCGAGAAGCGCTGTCAGGCGACTTCATCTCGCTTGTTGAGCGCTTCAACCTGCCACGACAGTATATCAATCAACTCAAAGCCGAAGGCGTCCCGGCCATGGAGATCGTCAATCGAGTCCTGCAGGACATGGGCGCCTCGACCGAACTCGTCGGCCTCATGGCATCGACTGCTCGGGGGCGCTGGTCGACGTTCGTTGACGTCCTGTCGCAGGTCAAAGCCGCTGCGCTCGAAGCGCTTTTCCAGCAACTCTCGGGCACTCTTTCGGACATAACAGGATGGTTATCGGAGAACCAGCCGCGCTTCGAGGATTTCGCGGGGCTCGTGGGGCAAAAGCTCGCATCGGCGTTCATCACAGCGCGTGATGCTGTGATGACCCTCATCCAGGCACTGACCGGTAACTGGCAAGATGCTCCGGGCCAGATCCGCGAGGTTCACCGTATTTTCGGTGGGCTTGGGCTCACGATTCGAGCAATCGTCATCCCGGCTCTCCAGGCGGGGAGAGCCGCGCTGGACAGTTTCCTCTCGGGTTTCCGCGGTGAGGCCGGTGAGGGCTTCTTCGCCAAGCTCGGTGAAGGAGTCCGGAACACCGTCGTGGTCATCGAGACGAATTTGCCGAAAGCAAAACAACTGCTCGCTGATATCGCGAACACGATCAAGAACGAGGTCGTCCCGGCCTGGGACGAGTTCAAGGTGCGTGCTGAGCCGGTCATCAATGCGATCTCATCCCGGCTACCAACGCTCGTGCCTGCCATTGCAGGAGTCGCAGCTGCGCTGGGAGGACTCTCGATCGCAGGAGCCGGGCTAAGTACCCTGCTCGGGCCACTCCTAGGTATTACAGGAGCACTAAGAGGGCTTACGGCGATCACCGGGATATTCGGCACGATCGTGGGCCTACTTGGTGGCCCGGTCACTGCGGCTATCCTCGGCGTCGTCGCTGCGCTCGGCGTGGGGTACCTCGCTTGGAACCAGAACTGGTTCGGCATGCGAGATACCGTCTCACAATTCTGGACGCAGGTTCAGCCGACCATCGACGGGATCAAGAACGGGCTTATCAACGCTTGGAACCAGGCCACACCGATCCTCCAAACGGTTGCCGACGCATTCACCCGTATCTGGAACGCGGTCGCACCGCTGGCCGGCGAGGCCATCCAGTCGCTCATATCGTTTGGCAAACAACTCGTCGCTGACTGGCGGGAATGGGCAAAAGAGGTCGCGCCACTCGCTGCTCGAGCATTCGAGAACGTGAAGACGGCGGTCATGACGGTCATGGGAGTCATTCTCGCGGTCGTCCTGCCAGCCCTGAATGCGATTATCAACTTCTTCCGCCGCCACAGTGACGAACTGCGCACGATCGTGCAAAGTGCGTGGGGTGTCATCAAAGCGGTTATCACGCTTGTCATGAACACGATCCAGAACATCATCACCATCGTGCTAGCGATCATTGCCGGCGACTGGCGCGCGGCATGGGAGGGGATGAAGCGCTTGGTCTCGGAGATCTGGTCCGGGATCAAGAGCATCGTCACGAACGTGCTAAATGGACTCAAAGCCGGCCTGTCGATTGGCCTCGATGCGCTGCGCGATATTGCGAGTGCGGCCTGGGACAAGCTGAAAGAACTAACACAGCGAGCCTGGAACGCGCTCACAGCGACTATCTCCAACGCGATCGAGGATATCAAGACTGCGATCAGTAGCATCAAAGACAAAATTCTGAACGCGCTCGGCAGAGCAAAAGACTGGCTCGTCGAGACCGGGCGCGACCTGATCCAGGGGCTGATCGATGGAATCAGAAGCATGGCGCAGCGCGTGATCGACACGATCACGGGCATCGTGACGGGCGCGATCGACAGCGCAAAGCGCCTGCTCGGCATCAAGTCGCCCTCCAAAGTGTTCTTCTCGATCGGTATCGATGTCGGCGAGGGCCTCGTGCGCGGTCTAGCGCGAGTCCGTGACGCGGTGAGCGAGGCTGCTGCTGGCGTCGGTGAAGCGACGGTCGCTGGTGTGACGCGCGAGCTTGAGCGCGCGCAGTCGGCAGTGAACCTCCTACGTGACTTTGCAAGTGCAGTCGAGCAGTATCTGGCTATTGCCGAGCGCTGGAGCGCTGTGCAGCGTGCTGGCAGGCGCGACTGGGTGGTGCTTTTTGATCTCGTCGAGCAGCTCGCGCGTGGGGGGATCGGTGCGATGGTGCGCGTCGCGCGCGAGGCAGGTGACGAAGCGCTTGAGCAGGCGTCGTCCGCGCTCGAGGCGACGCGCTCGGTCATCGATGTCGTGGACGCGCTCCTCGATCTCTCCGAGCGGCTCCGTCGCGGCCTGCCACGCGTGACGTTCGAGCCCATGTTCGACTGGCTCTCGACGTTCGCGAGTAGTGCGGTCACGTCGCTCGATACCGTCGCGCGCGTACTCGGAGCTGACGCGCTCGAGCGTGCACGTGCTGTCGCCGAGACGACGAAGGACGTCATTGAGCTCGCTGCGAGTGCGCTCGACATGGCTGTTCGTTGGGCCGAGACGGGCGCTCAGGCGCGGCGCGTGTGGGACGACGCTGCGTCTTGGTTCAGCGACGTCGCGGAGACAGTTCTGGAAACGTTTTCGACGCTCGCTCGAGCGTTCGGGGAGGACGCACTCGAGAGCGTCGACCGCGTGGCCCAGGTCGTGCACGGCGTCGTCGAGGCGATGAGCGACGCGCTCGAGGCGATCGCGCGTTTCACAGATATGACGGAGCAGGTGCAGGTAATAAACGATCTCATCGAATGGTTCGTAGCGTTCAGTGACCGCTTCGTGCGCTCCATGGCGGGTGCGGCGATCCAGCTTGGATCGGCGCTCGACGACGCACGACGGGCGGCGAGCACGGTCAGCGATATCGTCCGCGCACTAGAGGATGCGCTGAAAGCGATCGCTGAGGCCGGTACAGGCATCGCCGCACCCGCGCTCGTACCAGAGCAAGCGCCTACGGTCGTGACGGAAACCCTCACGCAACCGCCAACCGTGAACGTAGACGTGCGTGTGTATCTGGACGAGCGTGAGCTCAAAGGGCTCGTCAAGCAGGTCATCATGGAGGTGCTGACACGATGAGTGTGCGCCTCGGTTTGAGTCACAATGCGCAGACAGTTTGGTTTGCGAACGACCCCTGGTTCGTCCCTGAGCGTGGACTGCGGGTCGACTACGGTGATGACGAGCTGCGTTTTGTGATTACGCTCGCAGCGAAAGGTTCGCCGACGTCGCTCGCCAGCGCGTTGCGCAGCCTGCGATCGCTCGTGCGCGCGATCGATCGCGGGGGTGGATTGCTCCTCATCGACGACGGCGTCGACGTCGCGTCGTACCCGATCCGCGACGCACAACTGCAGGAGCTACCCGAGCGACTCGAGCTCTGGCCGTCAGGGTATGCACGTGTGACACTCGTGCTGCGCTGCGACGCAGAGTCAGTTTTGTCCACAGCCACCACCCTCCTCGAGCAGCACGTGACGCAGACCGGCGAACCGGTCGTCGTCGATCCGGGTGGTCCAGCCGTGCTCGGCCTGGGTGTCGCGCCATACGACAAGCCGATGCCGGCTGCGATCGAGGCATACGTCATGGACGGACAGTACACGTCAGATGACCTCGTCGTGCCGCTTGGTGAACCACAGTACGATAATGGCACATACATCTATGACGGTGACTATACGCCGACAGCAACCGAGGTAGACATGTACGCTGAGGTCGCGAGCCCAGCTGCGTTGCCGACAACGGCTATTACTGGGGCCCAAGCAGTTCCACCCTATCGGCGCCTCGCCGCGCTCATCGAACCACCAGCCACGCTCGTCGGCGACTGGCAAGCAGGTGACTGTTTCCTGATTAATGCCAAATCTGTGCGGCAGCCGGGCTGGATGCACGACGGTGGTTATATGCATGCTGTGCAGCTATCGAGCGCAACAACGTCAATGTTGTTGCCGCCAGCGAGTTTGGTCGTGGCACTACGTGGCGCGACGCTCCTTGGAGTCATGCAGCGCTATTTGCGGCAGATTGATTCGACGTGGCCCAGCAACGGGATATTGACGTGCTCGCTCACGGTCACGTTGCCGAGCCTGCCATCCGGACATCGGTATGTCGTGTATGGCATTACAAGCGGCACTTTTTTCGTCGATACAATAACTCGGCATATTCGCATTTATGGATTCCCCAACGTGCAGGCTCAGGGTCTCGCGGAAACTGGGTACATGCTGCCCTGGTCATCCGGTCAAGCCGTCGAGATGACCGGCACGAGTAACTCTGTGACATTCAGCTGGCGAGTCGGGCTGGATACAAAAATTCCTGACGATTTCGCGGCAGTCGTTAAGTCCATCTACGTCGAGCTCGCCGTTTTTGCCGTGCCCGATAGCGCGTTTTCGACGATACCTCAAGGCGACTATCGTGTCGCAATTGTCAGCTACCGAGTTACGACTCCCGTGACGGTCGTTCATTACGACCAGTTCGTGCGTGTACTAAGCGGCTACCGTCTACGTGTTGATTTTGATTCACGCAATGCTGCACTCACGCATAAAGTGTTTATTCAGCGTGTTGGCACAACACAGTGGTATAGCACGAGTGCCAGCCCCCCAAGCGTGACATTGAGTGCGCCTGGCACAGCAGAGAACCTGCCAGCGGTTAGTGGGGGTGGGCTACGCGAAACAATCACTGTCACTACTCGTCCTAGTGGCGTGCAGTACCCCGTACAGGAGCGATCGACCGCGTATGTGACAGGTGGGAGAAAACTCGTTCCCGTTGGCCGCCTCAGTTTTCACGCACGAGAGCACTACGCGGTACGGTTAACCTCACGACAACCTGTGCGTCGGCTCTGGGCATTGCCGAGGCCTCGCGCAGCCGTCGCGGGAGCATACGTCCCTGCCAGCGCTCTGCTCGAGTCAGCTCGCGACCAAGGCCGGCAGGTCGTGCGTGTCATCAATAGCCTGCAGGCTCAGCAGGTAACTGTTGAGAACACTAGTTATACACGCCCCTGGTTTATGCTTTATACCGCAAGTAATTCGGCCAATACACAGTATGTTGTTGCGACGCTTGAGGATGGGTCTGGTTTTGTGAGCCCAGCCATCACTGCGAGCCCTCTCATTGTGACGCATCCAGTTCTCAATATACCGTTGGTTGCGGTGTCTCTCTCCGCCAGCCGTGTGCCAATCGCGTATTATCATGAGTCGAGCAACCTGACGTCAGGTCGGACGATTAAGGCGATTGTCTATTTTTACAACGCGAGTACGACAAATCGCACAGTAACTGTCTATTTGGAAGACAACCGAACTTCTGGCTGGCAGGAAACGTCAACGACAGTAACTGTGCCGGCACAGGGTTATACCTCGACCTCATTGCAGCTTACGCTCAATACATCCGTGCAGGCACTCGCGGTCTCCCTGACTGGCTCGAGTGGGATTATCGTGTATGCGAACGTCGTCTGGGTGCAGGGTCCGTGGGCCGACATTCCACTTCGACAGTCGTACTACGATGACGACTGGGTTGTGTTTGAAAATGCGCGATATGCAGGACCTCGGTTGTTTGGTTGGAATGTTACGCAGAAGAACCTGCCAGCTCAGTATCCCTCGACATCTCATTGGGCAAGAACATTTTCGTATTCATTTACTAATAGTGATCCAATTAACACCTACTACTATACCGTTGTCAGCAACCGATATCTTCTGCGACAAGGGAAGACCTACCAGTGGGACTATAGTGCTTCTGCACCAAGCGGATATACAGTGTATGTGAGGCTCGGTATTCCAAGTAACTTTGTGTGGAATGGAGCCCCATATACACCGCTTAACGATACTGCTTGTGGTTTTATGATGACTATCGAGAAAAATACGTCTAGTGGCGGTACTGTGACCGCTTCGTGGTCGAGCTTAAGACGTGCGGGCAGTGATACGCTTGCCACAATGGACACAGCCCCCCACAATGCCATTAGACTTGGTTGGCCGCAGTCTGCCTCATCCTGGCTGATCGCGACACGAATCGTGTACCGGCACGATGTCGTGACGGGCAGGTTCATGCGAGTCACATTTGCCTCGGGTGACCCGCTCGACGTCGAGTTCTCTAATTCGGATATTCTGGCCAAGCGTGGCTCAACGACGCTCCTGACCCTTGTTCGCCCCTCCACGAGCCCAACTACACTACGTCTCAGTTACGCCTCGGGGACGCTGTCCCTCTCAGTTGGACAGCCAGGCAGCTGGTCCAGTGTGTCAACGAGCGTGAGCCTGCCGGACATTCAGGATTCTGTCGAGCTCGACGGTTCTCAAACAGGCGGTGAGTGGGGTATACGCTGGCTTGGTCTCGTGGTTAACCCCTCGGCTGCGCTTCTCGCAGGCACACCACCGCTGCTTAATTCAAATATTGGTGCCTATAATGTGTTTGTTAACGAGGCATCATACGCCTACTGGTGGGCAGACGAACCGTACTACGTGTATCGGCCTGGGAACCTCGTGCTTGGTGCGCAGCGCGGCGTGCTCGAGGTCTCGGGCAAGTGCACACTGGTCGTGTTTCCGATCTCGAGCATCGAGACGAGGGACATCGTCGATCGTGCGTTCGTTCTGGACGTGCTCGGGTACGAGAAACGATGACGAGGTGAGCGATGCAGGTCGTCGTGTATGAACCTGCCAAAAGGTCGTTGGACGCTATCGAGCCGATTGCGAAGTGGGCGCTCGAGGTCGAAATGAAATCAGCCGAACTTGTCTGGTCTCGGCGTGGGTGCGATAGCCTGCGCGTCCAGCTCGTGCCGATCGACGTCCACTCCGACACCGACGTGCCCTGGCGCTACACACCGGTCCGCTGGGCGTCGCACGTCGTCGTGCTCGTGGACGGCGCGAACGTCTGGGAGGGTTTCGTCACCGAGCTCGAATGGGGTCGGGGCGGGCAGCTCGTTGGTTTCACCGCAGTCGGCTACGACCGCGTCGCGCACGACGTCGTCTCCTATTCGGGAACGTATGGAAATTTGCTCCCGATCGTTGTTGGCAACACGGCGCCGTTCCTCCGCGTTGTGGGTGCACCACCGCTCGAGGGCACGACGTCAGCTCAGTTCACTGTAGCCGACGCCTGTGAGTTCCTGCGCAGGCTGGCCACCGCCGATGGCGAGCTCGTCGATGTCTCTGCTGAGCCAGGCGGCATCCTCCGTATCGCGATGTGGGACACGAAACCGGTAAAGGTACTCAAAAGTGCACCGCTCGTCGTCCCGCCGGACGCGACCGTGACGTGGCCGCGCTACGAGGAGATCGCCACCGAGGTTGTTGTGCAGGGCAGATCAGCGACCATGAACGCACTCGATACCGCACGTGCTGCCGACCTTGGTTTCGCGCGACGTGTCATTGTCGATGTCACGCGCTCGAACGTGGCGAATCCGAGTGCGATCGCTTATCGACTCCTCTACGAGCGCTACGCGCCGATGCCGAGCGTGTCGTGGCAGGGGATCAGTCAGTGGGAGCGCTCGGACAACACGCTCGTCGGCGCGACCGCGATCACGGTCGGCGACGACGTCCTCGTGCCGGGGTACGGGCCGGTGCGGGTGACGAGGGTCGTGCACCGCTACCCCGGTCCGACGGTCGAGATCGAAGCCGGACGTCCTGCTACCCCCGACGCTGCGCTCGAGCGGCTGCGCCTGGCGGTCGAGGCGGCAACGCTCGGTCGTGATGCGAACTCGTGGTGGTAACAGTGGAAATGTCGCGTACGAACAAGAAAAGTGCCGACACTCGACCCGGGTGTCGGCACCAATGGTACGGACCGCTCGAGCTAGCGCACCCAGCGCGGTGCGCGGCGGGCGATCCAGCGCGCGAGCGCGGCCGAGATGGGGTAGAACCCGGAGATGTTCAACGCACCGCCGGCGCGGTGCACCGCCGCGATGAGCATACGCTCGGGCGGCTGCGGGTCGGCGACCTCGAATACGGCCCGATACTGACTGACCGAGACCTGTCGAACGAGCGCCGCCCGCATGTTGTACACAGACACGAACGGGATCGTCTCGTTCATATGCTCGGCTAGGTGCGCATAGGCTTGATCGGCTTCGATTCGAGCTCCGCAATATCCGCACGTCGTGAGCATTGCCTCCGTCCTTTCTCGCGATCTTGACGACGAAGGGAACGACGACCGTCGCTCCCTTCAATCATCGTCACGCATGGAGTCCGACTGCAGACACCGCGGCTGCCCATTCGAACAGCGCGCGCTCGTTGAGCTCTCCGAGGTGCCGCTCGATCGCGTGTTCATCCTCGTCGAAGTCCGCGTAAACCTTCATGCATCGACCGTAATCGGTGTAGACGATCGATGCGTTCGGGTAATACTCGAGGACGAGATCCACGAAGGTCTCGAGCCAACCTTCCAGGAACTCGCCGGTCTCCGAGTCGATCCAGCACTTGCGCGCGAGCTTGACGATCATCGCGAACCCCCCTTTGTTCCTCACTGACTCTCGTCGTAGAACAATACAGAAGAACGTGCTCATTCTCTGGTGTGCGCTCGATCGGTCGTCACCACCGACTAGCCGCATCGAGCGACCGCACGTAGGCGATCATGGGCGTCACGGTCACCCGACCGTCGCGCACGCTGACGCGCAGGATGCGTGGGGCACCGTATATGCGCCCCCACCTGACGATGTCGTACTCCTCGCCTTCGGCGGCGACGTAGAGGATCTCGTCGCCGCTTCCCATGCGCCCAGCAATTCCTTGGGCGCAGCGCCCGCGCGCGACGAGCCGCGGTGGCTCGACGGCCCGCATATTTTGGATCAGCACGCGGTCTTCTCCCTTAGTCTCGATAAACTCGCGGATGACGTCGAGCTCGAGCGGCTCGACGAGATCCCACGAGCCGCGAAAGCCCGCAAAGTTGCGGATCAGGACGACGGCCACCGCGCCCTCATGCGAGACCGAAATCTGGAGCGCTCTCCCGTCACGAATCACCGTGCCCGGAGGGACCGGTACCACCGTGCGCACCCGGTTCCTCCCCTCTTCCCCGAGAACGAGATCGTTCTCGGAAGTAACGCGGATGCCGGCGGAAACGTGCTGTGGCGGCTGAACCTCGTAGGCGGAAACAAGACGCATGATGTCCTCCTTCCTGCAGTTCCTCGTTTCATGGAGCAACGCACAACGCGGCTGCCCCGACCACTCGACCCTGATCGTCCCGGATAGGCTCTCCGGGACAAACCACATCGTTTCTGCCTTCCGCCCATGCCGCCTGCGCGACTAGGGCGGACGTGATGAGGATCACTCCTGGTTGGGGTTCGGGTAAATTCTCGATCCGCCCGAACCGCTTCGCGATCAGGGGGATTTCAACGCCCTCAATCGTGATCGTCCCGCACGCGGTGACCTCCTCGGCCACACGCGCGACGGTGCCGGACGGCGGGACAACAAGTCCGGCGATGCTCACAGCATGCGGTGTCAAATTAACCAACCTAGCCATCATACCCCCTTCACGTCAGTTCTTTACCATCGCGGCATTCGTTTCTGGATCGCCTGGGAAAACGATCTGCCTCGGCTCGACCCCGAGAGCGGCGGCGATTTTCCGCCGCGTTGACGGCCGCGGCTGGTGGAGTCCTTTCTCGAGCAGGACTACGTGACGGTAGGACATGCGGCTTGCAGCCGCAAGCTCCCGAAGCGAGAGCGAGCGCAGAATGCGCCACTCGCGCATCGTTTTCCGCTCGTCCATGGTCATTACCCTCCGGACTGGTACTGCGGGTGCATCAGCACCCGCAGTACCAGGTGTAAGCGACGCGGATCCGCACCGGCAGCCCGGCGTCGATCGGCTTGGGCACCGCGGCGAGCGGTCCCTCGCCCGCCGCCTCGATCGCGCGCCGCGTGACCTCGTCGAGGATCCGCTCCGCCTCGGCCCGCGTCATCCCGACGGGCGACTGGACCACATCCAGTCGCCCGCACTCCCAGCACCGCTTCACGATGAGGGCCGGCCGTTCATCCGGCTCACTCTCGGCAGCCGGGGCGGGCTGCTCGGGCTCGGCGGCCGGCCGCTCGAGCTCAGCGAGGATCGCCTCGAGCTCATCGACGCTCATTTCGTATCCGACGCCGATCCGAGCGTCGTAGCGGCGCCCGCGCCCGGCGATCGCCTTGAGCGCGGCCAGCCCGAGGCGGTCAATGCGAAGCTCAAGCTGCTTGGCGAGCTTGTTCTCGATGTGGTCAGGGACATTCTTCGGCCGCTCAAGGCCGACTGGGTACACATAGACGTGGTCGGTGTCCATCCCGACCACGAGGTGAACCTTCTCAAACCGGGCCTCGCGATATCGCTCGGCTGCGGCGGCCTGCTCGGCCCGCATCTCGGCGAGAATCCGGTCGAGCTCGGCCTTGGCGGCGTCGACGGGCCGGACGCCGCCGATCTTGGTGGAGCCGATCTTCACTGACTCCGCGAACACGATGGCATCGCCGCCGTAGGTCCCGCGGAAGCTGCGACCCGAAATCGTTCCCTGGACGTCGAGGCTACCGAGGCGATTGATACCCTTGATCGTGAGATCGATCTCGTAGCCGCTCTTGCTGAACCGTACCTGCTGCATGGCTTCCTTCCTTCCTCCTTCTGTCTTCGGCCGGGGCCGTTCCCCAGCCCTCGATGAAAGTATATCGGAATCACTCCGCAATGTCAATAGGGGGGCGAGGCGGTTTCGAGAGGCGCTTTTCGAAAACGCCGTGGGGCGGCCGCTCGTCGCGCCGCCCCACGGGGAGGAAGGAGGATCCATGTCCCGATATCGATTATAGCCCAATGGCGGAGGTACCGCAACCGTACGCGGTCATTCACGCTTGTTCGGTGCTCGACTCGTCGCCGTCTCGATCGTTTTCCTCATCGCGGATCCGTCGATAATATGCGCGCAAGTACGCGTCGATCCCCTGCTGCAGAAAATAGGTGATTTGCTGCTCGACGGTACGCACCTCCATTTTTGCGATCCGACGCAATTGCCTCATCTCGTCGTCACTGAGCTGAACCATCACCTTCGCCATGGTTCAGTCCTCCCGCTCGTTCACATTTCGCCCGAGTCGATTATCGCACATCGCGGCGGGCATGAGGATACGGGGGGCGGCTGCTCGAGCGCCGCGGCGGTGAAGCCGCGTGGAGGGTGAGCGTGCACTACCAGATGAGCGCCGGTTGGGGTGGCGGAGCGTTCCAGATGGCCAGCACTCGAGCGCCGGTCATCGGGCACAATGCGGCGGCGACAACAGCGTCGAGACGCGGAAAGGAGGGGCGGGGCAAATGCCTATAACGGTGCTTATGCGCAGGAGGCGAACGCAGCAGTTCGGTTGACACAAGGTCACAGATTTGCTATCCTCAGAGCAGGCGAGGCAGTGGTGCCTCGAGATTGGAGGAAGGAGGAACGGTATGTCCAGTGCCCCCCGCTTCCCGGTTCCACTCGATTGGAGCGCTCGCGACTGGCAGGAGGCGCTTTTCGAGGCGCTCGACCAGCGTCTCCGTGCCAACTGGACCGCGAGCGGCGTCGTCGTCTGGTGCGACGATGACGACGCACGGTACCTGGTCGAGTGGGCCGACGGTGGCTTCACCTGCACCTGCGGCTTGTCGACCGTTTGCCCCCACCGCGCCCGTGCGTGGCTGGAGTTCGCTGGCTACGCGCGGCAAGTGTTGGAGATCGCCCGGGCCCACGGTTGTGCGGCTGCGGTGCGCTATGTCGTGTATTACGAGACCGACGAGATCGACTCCTCGTTCGTCCGCCCCCTCCGCGACGTGAAACTCTGGAGGGATGGCGATGGAAATGCCCATGCCGACGTCCCGCACGAGCACCGGCACAGCTGGTCGTTCGAGTGGGGGTATTCCGGCAGCGGGCCGGCCGACCTGGCGTACTCAATTCTGGTCTACTTCTACGGGCCCGCCGTTGCCGAGGCCCTGTACCAGCGTTTCAAAGAAGATGTGATCGCGCGCATCCCGCGTAACGCGGATTCGTTGGTCCTCCCGGCCGAGTCGATCCGGTCGTGGGTGGAGCCGATGGTGCGCCGGGAGGTGGCGTCATGACGCGATTTTTGCGTCTGCGGACGGTGATCCTGAACCTCGACGCCATCGCCGTGATTCGCCCTGTGGGGCCGGACACGGTGAGCGTCGTCACCACCCTGGGGTACACCGAGTACCTCGAGGGCGACGATGCGATCGACCTTCTGGCTTTCGTCCTGGACGGGGCGGCGAGGCCAGTCCCGTCGGGCGCGGATATCCAGTTGGCCCATGCCTGGCTTGCTCAGAGCCAGGCGCATGACGAATGCGAGCACGACGAGGAGTCGGTCGAGGGCGACGAGTGACCGTCGCCCTCGCGGTTTGGTTGCGCAGGAGGTGCGTGGTTGCAATGAATGATGATTTTGTGCACCAGCTCAAGCGTGACCCTGACGGAACGTGGCACGAACTACGCCGCCAAGCGTTCCCATTTGGCCGCCAGTTGATCGCGGTCGCGTTCGGGATGATCCTGCATGACCCGCGGCCGGAGCGGCGACGAGTGCTGGTCCAGGTTCCCGCACCAGCGCGCCGGATCGTCGTGCCGCGGCGCTACTGGGTGACGGACGACATCGAGGAGGTGCGTGTCGTCTGGAGTGTAGGAGCAGCCAGCGTTCCAGCCCGCGACGTTACCGTCCGCGACTGGTCGCAGACTCATGCCCTGCTCGAGTTGCCGCCACTGAATGCGTCGTGAGGAAGCGAGCGAAAAGGGGGCACTATGCCGTTCATTCAGCTCGGACAGCGGATCGTGAACGCCGACCGCATCGAGGTGATCACGTTTAACGACATTCTGGTGGATGTCAGAATGACGAGCGGGCTGATGGTCTACCTGGAAGAAGACGAGGCCCGCGCGCTGTTCGGCGCGTTGGGTATCGATTTCGAATCCGCACGTGCTGTCGCCGCCGAAGCACGTGCCAAGCGTGCTGGGACAGACCAGGGCGAGCTGAGCGACTGAGATGGACGAGCGGCTCTACCGCGACCTTCTCGAGCACGCCCAACGCGCATCCTGGAGGTTGGCCGGACTTGTCGATCCCGAAGACGTCGTGCACGACGCATATTTGCGAGTGGTAAAGAGCGGGCGTGAGATCACGCCCGCTCTCTTGCATCGTGCGGTTAACTCCGTCATCGTGGACACGGTCCGTCGCGCCAGCCGCCGCCCAGCGTCGCTAGCGTTGGAGGAGTGGGCGCTAGACGAGCATGCGGACGTCGAGCGGGAGGCACTCACGGCGGTCATGGCGCAGGAGATCCTCGCAGCGCTGGGCGATCTCGCCTCGACGGCGATCGCGATCGCCGAGGGAGAGTCGTTGAACGCGGTGGCTCGACTCGAGCGGCGCCCGAAGGCGACGTGGTGGAGAAGGCTGCGGGCTTTGCGCGAGGTCTATCGGTGAGGGGAATGGAGCCAAACGTGAGCACGCGAACGATATGGATTCACGGCGAGGAATACGTGCGGGTGCGCGACCGACTTCAGATGCTCCGGCGCGACCACCCGGGAGCACGAATCGAAACCGAACTCATCCAACTGGACCGCGAGAGTCACTTTGCGCTTTTCCGCGCTCGCATCGAGTTACCGAGCGGTGCACTTGCCACCGGCTGGGGAAGCGAAACGGGCGACGATTTTGGCGACTACATTGAGAAGGCGGAGACGAAGGCGCTCGGGCGCGCCCTGGTCGCACTCGGATACGGCTCGGACGCCAACGCAAGCGTTCAGGACGACAGCGCTCGAGTCGAAGCAGTGCTCGCCCAGTTGAGCGAGCGAGCCCGCGCGTACCTCGAGCACCTCTGCTCGAGCCAGCAGATCGACGTGCGCGATCTCATGATCGCGCACCAGGTCCGCACGCCAAGCGAAGCGTCGTCCCTCATCACATTCCTCCGCGCCGCCGCGCGGCCGGTCCGCTCGGGGGACGACGTGCTGAACCAGCTTGCCGAGCTCGCAGATCGGCTCGGCATTCGCGTGCAAGAGATCGAGGATGAGCTGCGGAACCATCGCGGATTCGACGGCGACTGGGCGAAGTTGCGCCTC